TTGAAGGGGAGAAGCATGAGGGATTTTGCCTTTTAACAAACGAGGATGCTAAGGTGTGGGAAGAATATAAGGCGATCGGCACACCGGAAGAATGCCGGGTAGCGGTGGAGAAGCAGACAGCGAAGAAAGTGAAATCAATATCCCAGATAAAAGACGGAGACAGCTATGTCGGTCTTATAGGGAGATGTCCTTGCTGTGGAGACATATTGGAAGAGGATACCGTATATTGTGATTGCGGTCAGAGATTAGATTGGGGGGATGAAGAATGAACGAAAAATTGAAGCCATGCCCGTTCTGTGGCGGGAAAGCTGTAATCGAAGTTATTGAGCCACATAGGCACATCATTTGCAAGATGCCAGTGTATACAGGAGGAGCATTTATTGAATGCACGGAGTGTGGAGGAGCCATTAGCGGAGAAACGGGAACAGAAGCGACTAAAAAGTGGAACAGGAGGGCAAACGATGAGATTGATTGATGCGGATGCACTAAAGAAAGATTTAAAATCGGTTACTTTAAGCAATGGAACTTTAGTAAATACAAATGCAGTATTGTATTTACTAGAAGAATATCCGACGTCTTATGATGTAGACAAGGTTGTGGAGCAGTTGAGAAAATTGAAGAAAGCAGAGCAGGACAGACCAGATGATTGCGACGATGACGGATACGGAGACGGCGAACAGATCTACAATGACGGGAGAAGTCAGGGAAGATATGAAGCATTTGGCAAAGCTATCGAGATCGTGAAAGGCGGTGGAGTAGATGCCGATTAAACCGATTTTATTCAATACCGATATGGTTCGGGCGATTCTGGACGGGAGAAAGAGTTGTACCCGGCGTATATGCAAAGATGCAAATGAGTATACCGTGCCGGATATGGAATTTTACAATGCTGACAGGCGGACTTATGCAGTATATAACTTTGTTGATAAGGAGCATATGGAACAGTTAAGTACGGCGGAGAGAACCTGTCCTATCTGTACGGGCGATATCCTGTATGTTCGTGAAACATGGAAAGAGGCACCGAAAGGATACTATTACTACGAAGATTGGCAAAGAAATGATATTGCAGATATTACAAAATGGAAACCATCCATCCACATGCCAAAAGAAGCCGCACGCATCTGGCTTAAGGTTATGAATGTGAGGGTGGAGCGGTTGCAGGAGATGAAGCCGGTTGATGTGATAAAAGAGGGAGCTTATCCTGATTGTTGGGATTGTCTTAATACATACGGAGAAAGCGGTTCGCAGTGCTGTTATGGGACAGAAGAACAGTGCAGTCAATGTGATGAAGTGATGATGGAATGGGAAAAACTTTGGACCTCCACCATCAAGAAATCCGACATTGACCGCTACGGTTGGAACGCGAATCCCTACGTGTGGGTTATCGAATTTGAGCGGTGTGAGAAGCCGGAAACGAAAGTTAATTAAATGACAGAAAGGAAAAATAATCATGGAAGAATTAGCAAAAGTAATAAGTAAATTTGAAAGCATTGAGTGGTTGGTTGCAGAAATACGCGCAGGAGAAAACGTTGAGACGGTGGAGGAATTGACAGAATATCTGGAATCCGAATTGAGTTATGCCACTGAATAGCAGAATAAGGAGGAATAGAAAATGCCTAAAGCAGTATTGGTAATGGATATGCCGGAATCGTGCAGTAAGTGTAAATTCATGTACGAATTTCAAGGAATTAAAAAATGCCAGCTTATGAATGTGTTAAACAATGGTGCTTCGAAATTATCACAAAGCACATTCACCGAGAAACGGCATGATTGGTGTCCGCTCCGGGAACTGCCAGAGAAGATACCAGAGTTGAAATCTGGTTATGAAGATCTCAGCACATCAATACGTCGGGTGGGCTTTAATGCCTGCTTGGATGAAATTTTAAACTAAATTGAAAGGGGTGAGAGGTTTGCCGTTAGATTGAATGGTTTAAAAGCAATAAAACGATGAATTTGTTGCATAAAACGCAACATAAACAAATTCAAAATGCGCTATTGTAGATATGTGCATGGAATATCAGAAAGGAGCCGAACCTCCGGCCGGGGTAACGATATATCGGGTTCCTTTTAGGAAAAATGAAGAAATTAAAATGTGAAATTTACAGAGATTCAATGCAGAATTATAAAAAATATGCAATTCCACCGGCACAGTTAATTATTACAGACGTGCCGTACAACGTTGGTAAAAATTTTTACGGCAGCAATCCCATGTGGTACAACGGTGGAGATAACAAGAATGGAGAGAGCAAACTTGCAGGAAAAGCAGCATTCAATTCAGATTTTAATTTTAATCTGTATGAGTACTTCCATTTTTGCAGCAAGATGCTTAAGAAAGAACCCAAGAAAGCAGGGAACAGAGGAAGAAGTTCAGATGCACCATGTATGATTGTTTTCTGCTCATTTGAACAAATGCCCACACTGATTGATGCAGCCCGAAAACATGGATTCATCCATTACATACCGCTTGTATTTGTGAAAAATTATAGTCCGCAGGTGCTTAAGGCAAATATGCGTGTGGTTGGTGCTACTGAATACGCACTTGTATTCTATCGAGGCAAACTTCCGAAGTTCAGAAATGGTGCACAGTTTGATGAAAACGGTAAGACGATTCGGGGCACTGGGAAGATGGTTTTTAATTGGTTTGCATGGGAAAAGGATGGAAAAGATATTCCCAAAATTCATCCGGCACAGAAGCCAGTATCTGTTTTAAAAAAGCTAATAGAGATATTTACAGATCCCGGTGATGTGGTAATTGATCCATGTTGTGGAAGCGGTAGTACATTAAGAGCAGCGGCAGAACTTGGAAGAAATGCATATGGATTTGAGATTGACCGCAATTTTTATACAGGAGCAAAAGAGAAAATGCTTGTGTTCGAAACTGATAATCAGATTAGTTTCGAGGATATTCCAGGGGTGATGCCATGAGAACAGTATTGAAATATCCGGGAGGTAAATGGAACATAGCTTCAAAATTGGTTGAACTGATACCGGAACATCACAGCTATGTAGAGCCGTTCTTCGGCAGCGGGGCCGTGTTATTTAATAAGCCGGTATCTGATATCGAAACGATTAATGATCTGGATCATGACGTTGTGAATATCTTCCGGTGTATACAGGAGGATGCGGATCGTCTGGCCAGAATGGTAATGACTACACCGTTCAGTCGTGAAAAATATGAGGATACATATAAGCTGGATGCATGGGAGTTGATGATGCCGGATGAACCGTATCATAAAGCATTACGATTTTTAATCCAGTGTTGGCAGGGGCACGGGTTCCGTACCAATGGCAGCAAGGTAGGATGGAAAAATGATGTACAGGGCAGAGAAAGAGCTTATGCATTATGGAACTGGTACCGTCTGCCGGAATGGATCATTGACATAGCGGAACGTCTGCGAATGGTACAGATTGAGAATCGACCTGCATTAGAAGTAATCGAGAGATTTAATTACAGCAATGTTTTTATGTACATTGATCCTCCGTATGTTTTGGGTACCAGAACCGGGAAACAGTATAAACATGAGATGTCAGATTCTGACCACGAAGAACTGTTAAAACTTTTGTTGCAAAGTAAAGCCAAGATTATGCTGTCTGGCTATGAATCAGAAATGTATAACGACTATCTGAACGGATGGGAGAAAAAACAGTTTTCAAGCTGTGCGGAGCACGGAAAGCCACGGATGGAAACGGTATGGATGAACTATGAGCCGGATCAACAGATGAAACTTAATTTTTCGGAGGTGCTGCCATGATACAGACAGCAGAAGATGAGGAAAAACAATGAATGAAATGAAAATCAGAATATCATTATACTTTGAAATTAAGGTTTCAGAAATGTTTGGCGGAGAGGGTTCCGTTGGATATGCAGAGCAGAATATAGGTTTTACAGTCACAGAAGAAAAGCCAAGGATTTTTGAAGAAAGTGCATACGACTATGTGAAAAGAACCATTGCAAACATGGCGAAAAGTTTAGGCGTGAGTGAGGAATGCATCAGGACCATCAGCAAAGAGGAATATGAGGAAAATACGGAGGACTAATGCAGTGCGAAAGAAACTTATAACAGCCATCATAACAGCAACACTTCTGATTGCCGGATGCAGTGATACAGCAAATGTCAGTGCGGGACAGGAAAACACAATGGTACTGGTGGGAAGTGGACAAGAATATCTTATTTATGCAGATAGTGACACAGGAGTGATGTATTTATATATCACAATAAGCACGGGCGGCGGTCTTACCGTTATGCTAAATGCTGATGGTACACCGAAGATCTGGCAGGGAGAAGAATAAAATATTGGAGGATAGTGGCTTATGAAGTTTTCAAAACTGACTAAGCCAGAGCTTGAAACAATTATTGAAAACGCCAATTTCACGGAGCAGGAAGAAGAAATATTTTATCTTCTTGCCCGTGGACTTATTTCAAAAGAAATAGCCATGAGACTATGCGTATCAACAAGAACAGTGGAAAGAAGAATTTTTGATAT